AGCAGGAACAGGAGGACGGCGAGGACGATAGCGCCGTAGCGCAGCGCCGCTCGCATCCACGGGCTTGCTGCGATCGCGCCGAGCAAGGTGGCAATCATCTCTGCCCTCGGCGCCAGTCATCAAGGCGCGCATAGATCGTGACCGCAATGCCCACGAGCGCCACGGCGATGAACACCCAGCGCAGCGTGTCGAGGTATGGCACCAGCGGCAGGACGGCGGATTGAGTTTCGGCAAGGACGTTCTGCGCGACCTCGACGCCCGCCGCGCCGAGTGTTGCGACACCTGCCGCTCCCCCACCTTTCATGGTGCGGCTCTCAGCCAGAGCCTCGCGCGCGGGAGGCGCTTCCTCGGCGAAGGCAGTCGCGCGGACCGGGAAGCGCTCACCCCATTGGCGGGATGGGCCAAGATCGACATGCATGAAGCCCGAGCGCGGATAGAAGCCGAACCCGAGGAAGCCGACAGCGCGTGCCGCCGCCTCGAATGCAATGGGATCGTGGTTCGACATGGCGATGTCGAAGGCCGCACCGTCCATATGCTTGGAACGCGTCGCGCCACCAACGGCGCGGTTGTGCTCCGGGCTGCGATAGGCAGAGCGGACGATCAGCGGCTTACCCAGACGGTCCCGCAAGGCCTGCAGCTTGTCGAGCGCCAGTTCGTTGATCAGCAGTTTGCCGGTGCCGCGGCAGGCAATTTCGGCGGGCGAGAAGTTGGGCCAGCGCCAGATGTCCTCCGGCACGTCGCGCCAATGGTCGTAAAAAGTCGTCGTCACGGTGTCCTCCAGAAACGAAAAAACCCGCCATAAGGGCGGGTTCAGGTTGGGTATGCAGGGTGTTTGGTGCGGCTACGGTCCGCCGCCGTATATTTTCAGCTTGATCGCGATCCCGGCCAGTAGAGCCAGCATCACACCGGTGGTGATCATGCGGACGGCGGTCTGCATCGCAGTGCGGCGTACCAGCCGGATGCAATCCAATAGTGATCGCAGGTCGCGGATATCAAGCGCCGCTTCTTCACCGTCAAGGCCGACATCTGCGAGCGCGCGCTTGGCGCCTTTCTCGGCTGCGCGTGCCAGCATGGCCTCGAACTCGGCATCAGGCATGCGCACGAAGCCCTCGTATCGAGGTGGTGTCAACGGATCATCCTCCCACCGCTCAGCCGGCCTTGCAGCCCCAGAAGGACGTGTGGTCGGCGGCGAAGTAGCCGTCCGCGACCCGGAAATACCCTTGCAGCTCAACGGTATCGCCAGCAGTGAGCGGCACCATGGTCTGCAGCCAGATGGCGGTGGCGAGCGTGACGTGGGTGGCGGAGATCTCGCCGAAGGAACCCCGGATTTCGGTCGCGCCGTTCAGCACCAGCCGCCCACGCATGCGGGCCGTGGCGCTGGCGTTGATCTTGTAGAGCAGCGTTGCGCCGAGCAGGTATGTCCCGTCCACAGGCGCTGTGAAGAGGCCGGTTCCGGCATCGAAACAACCCTGATCGTTGTAGTCGGTGTTGTTTAGGCCGATCTTTGTCCAGGCTCCAACGCCCACGTAGTTGTCATAGTTCGTGTAAGCCTTGAAGCGCGGCAGTTGCGGCTGGTCAATGATGCCATTGGCGTTGTCGACGATGAGCCCGTCGAAGAAGGTGCTGCCGTCGGCGGAGACCGCGAGCCGGAACCTGTCCGAGCCGAACAGGCCCACCAGCGCCTTCGTCACGAAACTGGTCTGGAGCGTGAGCCCAAGATCGTCGCCCGCAGCCTCCTTGTTCATTGTATAAAAGAGATCGCCAGTCCCGCCTTCGGCCACGGTTTTTGCCGTCCAGAGCGCGGCGTTCAGCTTGGCCGAGAACGGGTTGGCGGCATCGGCGGTCGTTCCGAGTCCGAGCAGCGCAATGCTCTGCAGCGTGTCCGGGGTCGTGCCGATCCAGTCCGCGCCATCGTAGACCAGCAGCAACCCCTCGTCTTCAACCCACGCCCGCCAGCCGGTCCGAAGTGGCAGACAAAGCCAAGTCCCATCCGTGAACAGCGACACGTTCAGGTCCCAGCCCGCCCAATCGCCTGTGCCGCCGCTGGCTACGATGTAGCAGTCGCCATCGGCCGGAGAACCGGGCGGCGCTGTCAGGTTGCGGTCGAGGACAGAGAGCTGCACGAGCCCGTCGAGCAGCCGAAGTGCCTCGTTATGGGTGACATGCTTCTGGGCCTGCGCCGCGAGGATGTAGGGCAGTAGCAGATTGGTCGTGGTGTCGGACATGGGTTGGCCTTCAGAAGGTTAGGGTGACGGTTTTGGCCGCACCCCGCCCGATCAGGGCGGAGAGCTGGAAGATGCGGACTGTCAGAGTGTCGCCGGGCGCGAGCAGCCCGCCCCAGTCGGCGGTCTGGGCGGCGGAGCTGTAGACCACGCTGGTCGTGGGAGTGGTCAGCGTGCGCTTCACGGCAACGCCATCGAGGATCTCGACCTCGTAGGCTTCGACCTCCTCGGTCAGCGGCACCTCGACCGCGCCCCAGTTATCGGCCGCAAGAGCCCTCGACCGCCGTGTCCAGCGGATCGTCAGATCGCCGGGCGCGCGCGGCTTTCGCCAAGGCTGCTCCACATGGGCCACCGAGAACGGCCGCAGACCCACGCCAACTGGCGTGAAGGCTTGCACCACATAGGTTTCGTCGCTGACCGGGCGGCTCGCGGGACCGATACGCCAGTTCCACGGCAGCCCGAGATCAGCCTCCGCGATGGGTAGTGACGCAAGGGCCTCGTCGAGCACTACCACCCGAGCGCCTGCAGGAGCTGGATTGGCCATGGCCGCTTCCGTGCCGCGCTGGCCGCGCAAAAGGCGCGTCAGTTGATAGCGGCCCGGTGCGATCAGGTTTGCTGTGCCCGCCTGGACGATTTCCCAGACACCTGACGCGGTCTCGAGGGCCAGTGCATTGGCCCCGCCGAACAGCGTCAGGTCGGTGACGCTTTCCAGCGTGCCGGAGAGCAGATCGATCACCAGAGCATTGCCTAGATCGAACCGCGATGTGGGACCAGCATAAAAGTCCGAGACCAGCGCGCCGATCCGGGCACGGCCGCCAAAAGTGGTCAGCAGCTCGAACCCGTCCGTCGATGGGCTGCGGAACACTGCCATCTCGCCCGGCCAGGGAACTGCATGGGCGGCAATGAACGGCCGATGCGCGGGCTGATCCTCGGTCAATTGCGGCAGGTCCAGAAACACTGCCTCGGGTGCGCCGAACACCACAGCTTTTGACACGGACGACTGTCGTGGTGATCCGGGCGGCAGGTCGTGGGCCTCGCGATCCTGGCCGACAGCTTCGATGCCTCGCGCCTCGGCATCCGCGATGGAGACGAGCCGCAACGGGATGTGCCGCCCGTCATGTGCCAGCGTAACAACGTCCGCCGGATCCAATGCCAGCCGCGATGGCGGCAGGCGGAATGCAGCTGTCTCCCGCCCGGTCCAGGCTTCCATCAGCGCGCGGCGGCAGCGCCGTTCAGCTTCCTCAGGCGGGACCGCCATCGGAAAGCTCTCCGAGGCAATCCGCGTCGTGTCCACGGTGATGCGCCGCGCCTCGACGAGGGCTGCATCGTAATCCTCGTCCGCCCGCGCCACCTGCCATTTGAGCGCCTGCGGCAGTTCGGTTTCCTGTGCGCGGGTCAGTTCCAGCACATCGCCGTCGCGGGGTGCCACCAGATCATCGTGTGTCAGGCTGGCCACGGCAGCGCGCCCACGCATGACAAAGCGGATCACGCCCTCGGTCTCCACCGCGTCGAAGCCGAAGTGCCGCGACAACGTGGTAATCGAGGCGCGCGGGCTTTCCAGCGCACCAATGGCGTAGCCTTCGACTGCACCCCAGAGGCCAGTGACGTCGATCCGCGTTTCCGGCATCCCGGCCCGCAGGCAGAGGTGGCGGACGATCGCGGCCAAAGATACGGCCCCAAGCCGCCCGGTCAGCCAGTGCCCCAGTCGCCAGTTCGCGCCGTCGGTCCAAACGTCGGTCAGCGCGGGGAAGAAGGGATAGGGCCGCGCGTCCCAGGTCCAGGCGGCGCATTCCGGCACATGAACCATCCGGTCGCCGTAGACACCGGAGATTGGGTTGTTCGCGGCCTCGCCCCACCAGAGGTAGGTCGCCTCGAGATAGGCGCGCTGGATCGCGTCGTCGCGCCAGCCCCGCGAGAAATGCGGCGTGAAGCTCTCTGACGACTTCGGGTCGAAGAAGACGTTAGGCTGGTTGGTGCCGCGGTCGATGGCCGGGCAGCCGAGTTCGGTGAACCAGATCGGCTTCGACTGTGGCGCCCATGCCGTCGCCGACCCGCTCTCCACCCCGCCCGGGCGGTCGTAGTGCGCTTTCGACCACCAGGCGCGCAGATCCTTGTAGCGGAAGACCCACGGCTTAGCCGCAGCACCATCGGTGATGGGCGTGCGGACCTGCGCTGAACGATCCGCTGCGCTGGCATAGAACCAGTCGAAGCCTTCGCCGCCCGCAATGTTCGCCTGCAAGTAAGCGCGATCGTAGATCGCAGGCCAGCCCTCGGCCGCATCCGAATGCTCGAAGCCATCGCGCCAGTCGGAGAGCGGCATGTAGTTGTCGATGCCGATGAAATCGATCTCCGGATCGGCCCAGAGCGGGTCGAGGTGGAAGAACACGTCGCCTGTGCCGTCGCCTGGCTGGTGTCCGAAGTATTCCGACCAGTCCGCCGCATAGCCGATCTTCGTCCCGGCCCCAAGGATCGAGCGCACATCGGCGAGCAGATCCCGATACGCCTGCACCGCCGGATAGGTGGACGCGCCCGAGCGGATGGTCGTCAGCCCCGGCATTTCGGTGCCGATCAGAAAGGCGTCGACCCCTCCTGCGGCCGCGCAAAGATGTGCGTAGTGCAACACCATTCGGCGCAGGCCCCAGTCACTCGGTGATCCGGTCCACGAAACCGCCTGACCCGAGACGCTGAAGCTGGCGGGCGTGGCCGCACCGAACAGCGCCGCGACTTGGCTTGCGGCCGTGGCCGTCTTGTCCACGGTCCCGGCATAACCCGCAGCCGGAGAACAGGTGATCCGTCCTCGCCAGGGGAACGCGGGCTGCCCCGTCCCGGCGGCGTTGTCGGAATACGGGTTCGGCAGAGTGTTGCCGGGCGGCACATCCATCAGGATGAACGGATAAAAGGTGACGCGCAGCCCACGCGCCTTCATTTCCTGGATCGCCTGCACCACGGCGAAATCGGCGGGCGTGCCGCCATAGACCGGGCGGTCCTGATCGTCGCGGCTGACCAAGAAGGCATTGGCGCGGCTGGTCCCATTCACGGACCAGGCCGACGGCGTGGTGGTCTTGGCGGTGACCTCGACGCCAGGCCGCACCATGCAATTGCTCGCGCGAAGATCGTCGCCGAACCAAGCGACGACGAGGCTAACGCTCTCGACCTTCGGTGCCATGGCCTGCAGCCGGTCCAGCGCCACCACCATGTCGGCGGTGTCGGTCAGCGCGTTCAAGTTCTCGGGCTCGGACGACCCGCTAATGCCCTTCCGGATACCCTGCGCGGCATAGGCGAACTCCCCGGATGCCGGGATCATTGTGACAGCCCGAGTGAGACCCTCTGCCGTGTCCGGATCGGCCAGCGGGCGGAACACCTCGAAACTCAGCTGCGGGATGCGGTTGCCATAGTTGCCGAGCGGCAGGTCCTCGAAAACGACATAAGCCATGCTGCGATAGGCGGGCGTGTTGGCCGCGCCCATCTTGGCTGAGATGAACGGATCGGCCGCCTGGCTCTCATCGCCCGGATACCAGCGCCAGGTGATCCCGGCGCTGTCCAGCAGCTTGCCGTCGGCCCAGATGCGTCCGATCCCGGTGATCGGACCCTCGCAGAGCGCGACCGCGAAGCTCGCATAGTAGAAATACTCGGTCGTCTTGACCTTGCCGCCCCCGCCACCGCCCTTGCCGCCGCCCTGCGTGGTGGTCTTGGTCTCCTCGCGGAAATCCGTCGCCCAGACGATATTGCCGCCGATCCGCATGCGGCCATAGAGGCGCGGGATTACCGCCCCTTCGGTGGCCGAGGTGATGCGCAGGTTGTCCAGCCGTGCGCCTTCGATCCGCTGGGTGGGTGCCAGTGACGAGATGATCCAGCTGTCGACGACTGTTCCAATAGTGGAGCCGATGAAGCCGCCGATCGTGGCGGCACTGACGCCGAGGATCGCGCCACCAATGCTGCCGCCAATGGCAGCGCCAGCGGCACCGAGAACGAGGGTGGCCATGTGGGGATCTCAGCGTTGCGGGAACAAGAAAGCGAAGGCGATGCGCTTCCGCCAGGATGGGGTGAGCGGTTCCTCGACCACGCCGAGGCGCTCATAGGCGTGAAGGAAGGTGTCGGGCCCGGTAAGGATCCCGACATGTTTTGCAATGGCGCGGGGCTTCATGCGGAAGAGGACCAGCGCGCCCGGAACGAAATCAGAGGCTGCGATCTCCGGCATCATGCGCCGCGCGCCCTCGGCGAGAACTTCGCTCGGTCCGGTCTCGCCCCAATCCCGGCTGTAGGGCGGGATCAGGAACGGCTCTGGCCCAACGACCTCGCGCCAGACGCCGCGCGCCAGTCCGAGGCAGTCGCAGCCGACACCCCGAAGGCTGGCCTGGTCGTGGTATGGCGTGCCGAGCCAGGAGCGCGCGATGGCGATGACGCGTGCGGGATCAGCGGAGGTCAAAGCACGGACCCCTCGTGCCCGCCATCCTTCGTGGCATAGCGCAGAACCGCATCCTGGCCGGGGATGTGCGGGAAACCCCGGAAATTGGCGGTATTGGCGAACTTCGCGCTGCAGGTCTCGATGCGCTTGTCGCAGCCTGCGCGAATGGTGAAAGCATCACCGCCCGCGATGGCGCGTACTGGCGGTTCAAGCAGCGTCAGCACTGCGACACCGTCCGTTACGTCATGGCCCAGCACCTCGGTGCGCCGCCCCGCATTCTCGCCGCCAGTCCATTCGACGGTGCCAAAGGTGAACCAGCCGGAGTTGAAGCCGCTGAGTCCCGAGGCTGTGAAGGCCCGGTCGCGCAGGAGATCAATGACGCCACCTGAGCCCTTGAACGCGGAGTTCTCCAGATCGACCCCGCAGTGCGCATCCCCGAGTGCCGCATCGCAAGTCGCCTGGAAGGTCCGCCCGACCGTCTGGCCGAGCACATGCGCGAGCGAGCGGACCTCGGCGACGAACGCGAGCCGCCCGCGCCGGATCTGGCCGATGGCGCCGCGTCGCATCAGGACGCGCTGGCCGGTGTCGGCCCAATTCACCCGCCAGACCTTGACCTCCGCATTGTCCCAGCGGCCGTCGAGAATGTCGGTCTCGGTGATGCGGTCGGAGGTCAGCACCCCCTCGGCGTCCTGCGCATCGACCGAGAGGTCGGAGCCCGAGCGGACCTCGGAGGCCGTCAATCCGCTCTCGGGTTCGAAGTCCGTTCCGTCGAAGCTCAGCGTCCGGTCGTGGTCGGTGAAGCCGAAACTCGCGCCGTCGGCGCGGGCGATCCGCCAGCACCAGGCGAGCGTGGTCGTGCCCTCGTCCAGATGCGTTTGCAGATCGGGGGTGATGTTTTTCATCGGCGGAGCTCCAGAAGTGGAATGGAGGTGATCGAGCCCAGCCGCTCGAGGTCGAGCGTCACGTCGAGCACGTCGGTGTCGAAACGGACGGGTACGTCGAACACGAAGCCTGCGGTGATGGCGACGCCAGCGCCCGGCGCAGCGCTGAAGGTGACGACGCCAGTCGTGGTGTCGACGGACCAACCGGAGGGCTGCTCCACCCCGCCAAGCGCGATGCGAACGTTTGCGGTCACAGGCTTGGCGATGGCGCGCGTCCAGGATTGTGCGCCGGACGCGTAGCGCTTCACCAACTGGAAGGCGGTCGTCGTGCCATCGCCGGTGCCGATCGACTGATCCGTCGGCGACGGCGTGCCCGAAGGCAGGCAGGACTTGTAGTCGCCCCAGTCCTTGAAGCGGAACCCATGTAGCCGACCGTTGCGCGCCTCGAAAAAGGCAACCACGGCCGCCAGATCGTCGGCGCGGCGGATGCCATAGGCGACATCGTAGCGGCGACGCGAATTGGCCCAACTGGCGTTGCGTTCTTCATCGCCGGAGGCCAGTTCGACGATCTGTGTGCGGCGTTCCGGCCCGCCGCGCGCCCCGCGGCTGATATTTTCGGGGAACCGCACCTCATGAAAGGCCATCACATGCCCCTTCGCCCGAGCGACACCGCGCGAGCGATATCGGCGGCGACTTGCGTGCGGGATTGCCGGAAGCTTTCAGCGTCGCGGGCCATGATGGTGACATTGACCCCACCGCCGCCGTAGCTCTGTGCTTCACGCCGCGACAGCACCCGCTCGCCCCGCTGCAGGATTGCAGGCACCTCATCGTGGCGGAGCCCTGCAACGCCGCCGGAGTGCATCCGGGGCGCAGCCGCGAACGCCATCACCGGGACCATCCGGCCTGGTGCGGAGGCACCTACCATGCCGCCTGCATGCAAGATGTTCGCGAATATCCCGCCCGCACCCCCAAGCGCACCGGAGAGCGCATTGGCGATCGGCCCCAAAATGAACCGACGTGCCGCCAGCTTGGCGAGATCAGCCAGCAGCGAGGTGACGAGGTCGCGGAAATCGAGCTTGCCGGTTTTCACGAACTCGCCGACCGC